GTTCTTTGCAATATTGCCGTGGCCAGCAGAAGCTAGCAGTGAGATGGTCGGGCTAGAGATGCCGAGGTTCTTTTGCTTGAGTAGGTTCTTGCGAACGGCTTCCCTAGTGATTGGGTCGTCTATGCCTTTCAGCTTCTTGTTCTTTTTGTTTAATTCGTCTTGCTTGCTGGCCGATTTGTCAAGGGCCGCGTTGTACTTGATAGTCTCTTCTTTAACGCCCTTCATGTCGAACTTAAACTTGCCCATCGCATCTGCTGCTTTGTCAGAGTCTTTGTTGAACTTGTTGGCTGCGATACCGATGCCGACAAGTGCGACGCCGAATGCGGCTGCTCCTGCGGCGGCAGAGATGCCACCTGTTGCTAGTGCAGTGGCTGCAGCTGACGCAAGTGAAACCGTGCGCAGAGCTTTCATCACCTTGATAATTGCTTGCACTCCCTTGATAAGCCCAGCCACGGCAGCTGCCGTTTTTGCGCCAAAGAATGCTGCTGCGATGACGGCGCCGAGCGTCACAAACACTTTTGTGTTGCGAGCCACGAATGAGAATATCTCGAACATTAACTTGCCAAATGCTATGCCGTAACTGATTGCAAGCTGGAATGCAGCAGCAAGCTTTTGCCCGTTGAGTTCAACCCACTTCTGCAAAGCTGGCAAAATGTCTTTTTGTAAATAATCCACAAACTGCACCAACGCTGGCAAGATTGCTTTGCCCAGTGTGGTCTTGACATTCTCGAATGAGTTCTTAAGTGCGATAATCGCACCCTCAGGAGTTTTGCGCAACTCCTCGTTAAATCCTTTATAAGTAGAGTTGAGCACCTTGACGATTGCGGCGGCTCGTTCTGCTTCTGTGCCGTTTGATATTAACTTCTTGGTTTGGTCGTCGAGTACGAAGCCAGCCCTAGTCAGCGCACCGAATTGCCCGTTCAGGGCTTGTGCAAGACCGTTAGTCATGGTCTTGAACTGGTCAGCGGACGCTGTTGCGCCTTTTTCTGCAGTTACGTAGTCCAAAATCGCTGGAGTTAGCGCTTGGATTGATGAGGCTTGCAAATCGAATGTGGCAAGCTGTGACTGAACCACAGAGACGTTGCCAGCAGACACAACACCGACTTTTTCAAGCGCTTCGGCCTGTGCATTAAGAATCTTGACTTGCTCGGCAGTGGCGCCGTTTGTTGTAAGCAGGATTTGGTTGAGTCTGTTTTGCTCGGCTTCTGCGCGGATAGCGGCTTGCACAGAATCTTTACCGACCTTAACGGCAAAAGCGCCAGCCGCAAGAGCTGCTAAGCCAAAAGACTTCGCTGCCTTATTGGCGAACTTGCCGAACTGCTTTTCCATTCTTGTAATGTCTTTGACAGCGGCTTTGGTGCCTTTGTCTGAATACTGGGTGAGAATGCGAGCAATTACCGCGCCGACTGCCATGTTATGCTGCCTCTCTGTCTAAGTTCTTTTGTAAGATGGCTTTGGCGTCGTCTAGTGCTGCTAGAGTCTTCATTTGTGCAGCCCTCTTGCGCTCATCTACAGCCCGCCAAATCAAACGCGATGGGTTTCTAATCTCGTCGGTTAGATTGCGAATAAACTGAATGCCGCTGCCTGTGCCGCCTGATTTGCGACCCGCAACTTCGATAATTGCACCAGCTGCGGACTCGTTGATGAGTGCACCAGCGCTGGTTGTGTAGTCTTTTCGGACTTTGCCTTGTGCTTTGGATTTGCGAATACCTTGCTGAATCACGCCTTGGTTGTATGGTGGCCAGCCAGCACCACCGCGAGTGGTCTTTTTGGGCCTAAGTGGCTCGGTTGTTTTCCAGCCGCTCATCGGCGGGTCAGATTTGACAAAGCCGCGAGCTGCACGTTCTGCGTCAGAAAGGATAGAGTTGATAACCGAGTTGAAGTTCTTGACCGCTTGCTTGTCAAAAGCCTTCAAAGCGGTCAAAGTAGGCTCAATTCCTATGAGAATGATCTCGCTTTCGGCTTCAGCCATATTTTTTCGCCCGTTCTTTCAGGTAAGCAGTTATTGCTTCGAGTACCCCCTCGGGGGCATCAAGCAAGTCAATCGGAGATATGCCAGTCTCCACCGAGATAGCGGCGACTGTGTACGTTAAGCTATCTCGGTGGATTCGAAAGACGCGTCAGAGTCCAGCTCTGCAGTGATAATGGTGTCCAAGAACTCTGGACCCCACGGCTTCACTATCACGCCGCTGGCTTGCATCGACTTCCAAGCCAACCAATAAACGTGCTCGATTTTTTGTTCCTCACCGAGCAACTTCGGCATTCCTTTGCCGTACTGTTGTTCGAAAGCAACGATGACTCGAGGTGTCAGCTTGTATGAAGCCTCAACGCCTTCTGTGGTTTTAACTTTAACTGATAAGCCGTCCATTTGTGCCCCCTTGTTGGTTTATGACTTGGTAATAACGCCGCTGATTGGCCATGTGACCGAGGCGGTTGCGAGTTCTCCGACGGCTCCATTAAGCGGAGTCCATTCGGAAATCAACGCACTGAATGAGTATGCAGGCGAGCTACCAGCAACAGGACGCACAGTGATTGAAACCGCTGTGCCGACCGTTGAAGTAGTGCCGTTGATTACGGCTTCGAGTGCTCCAGCAGCATAATCCTGGTTAAACTCGAATGTCACGCTGTTGTCCGCAAGCCCCGCAACGCGTGTGCGAGCGGTGTTGCCGAAAGCTGTTGTCTCGACGACGTCAAATGTGGAGCTCAATGACACCGAAGTGACGTAGCTGGAGATGTCTGTAGTGCCGAATGTAACGGCGACGTTTGTGAGGACTATGCGTGCCACTATGAGACCGCCTTTGTGATGTCACCGCTGATCGGCCAAGTAACCGAGACAGTGGCAAGTTCGCCGACCGCGCCATTAAGCGGAGTCCACTCGGAACACAAAGCAGTGAAAGTGTATGAGGGGTTGGTGGCTGCAGTTGTGCCGCCGTTAGGCTTCACGACGACTGTGGTTGTGGTCCCGATGAGCGACGGCGTGCCGTTGATTGTGGCCTCGACGTTAGCCGCTGCGTAGTCTTGATGAAACTCGAGTGCGATTGAGTTGTCTCCAAGCCCTGCGACTCTTGTGCGAGCGGTTGAACCAAAAGCAGTGGTCTCAATGACATCATCTGCCGTCGTCAAAGTGACGCTTGCGATGTGGTCACTCAGGTTCACTGAGTTGATGGTGATAAATGCATTCGTAAGGACTAAAGCGGCCATTATTCTGCGGCTCCTTCTGCTTGTGGCTTAGTAGGGCTATTACTAGAAAGATGCCCAGCGCCAACAAGCGCAGCGATGTTACATCCAAGCTCTAGCAATTCTTTGGTGGCGATTTGGTCGCCTTTTTTCTTAGTGCCGACCTCGAGATTGTCCGAGGTGATAGTGTAGTTCATGGTTAGTCTCCTTGACCCCATACAGTGATTCGATAACGATAAGACAGGTAGTCTATGTCGCCCGTTTGGTAAGTGCCAGATTCTGCAGATGTGACTCGCAGGGTGTTGCACGCGCCGCCCAAAGTCCTGTCGGACTCTATGGCTGCCTTGATAGAGTAATCACCTGAGCCCGCTAGATATTGGTCCAGCTTGGTCTGTCCAGTGCGCTCCGAAAAGCGTTGGACGATGATGAAGATATCAAGATTGGCTTGGTCTAGACCGCGAGCGTTATTCAGATCGAAAGTGAAATCGAGCTGGCCAACAACCGCACAAGGTGGAACGAGGACGTCGGGCACTTGGTCGTAGCACCGAAGGCCGTCAATATCACTCAAGTTCTGTTTTAGGCCTTCTCGGACCTCACTTGGAATCATGCTACTAAGCCGCTCATCTTGCGGAATGGGCGAATCAAGGCTTCAACATCTGGGTCAAGCCGAGATGTGAGCCTAACTGTGCCGATTTCGGGAGTGCCCGCGATGCCAAAAGGCGACTGGCGCCGAATAAAGAGGCGTGAGGCCTGTAACTTGGTGGCCATAGCGATTTCTGCTGGTACAGACGGCCAACCCCAAACAGCTTGGACTCGAACCGATTGCGGGTAAGCATAAGGGAAAATGTAGCGGTCGATAGCGGTGATTCGAGTATATGGCCAACCACGCCGTGCGTTATTGACTGGGTCGATTAAGTAATCGCTAGCTGCAAGAATAGTGGTGTAGGTTTGGTCAAAGTCGTCGTCCAGCGCGATTTGGTTAAGAGAGACAAAGTCGTCTAAGTTGGTAATGTACCAGCTGTCGGGTGTGTAATAGCGAGTCACAGGCGCTGCTGTGGTGCCGTCTCGATAAAAGAATCTGCCAGTGTAGTCGTCAATCATGCGGCTAGCGGTCAGAATCGCAGCTTCAAGCGCGGTGTCGTCCTGTATGTCCTCGATTGCAAGCGAGGTTTTCAGATCAGACAGCGTGCAATAGCAGTTGGTTAGAGCCACGTTGTGTCCTTTTCTCTAGCTGTCTTTGTTGAGCTGCCTGTCAATGTGGTGCCTCTCGTCAAGCCAGTAAGTCTTTTGGTGCGGCAAGATGGCCGCAGTGTTTGCGTAGATCGGAAAGCCTAGTTGTCTAATCCTGCGGCAAAAAAGCAGGTCTTCACTTATCCACTCGCCATTGATGGGCCCGTCCCAAAACCAGCACCAGTCGGTCCCTTGATTTGGGTCTGCAGCTTCGCGCATTTTTTCAAGCACGCTGCGATGAATAAGCATGCACCCAGTGCCGCAAGCGTCAACCTCGAAGATCGAGTTGCGTTGGTAGTCGTTGATAGGTGCAAAGCCTTTGGGTGTGTCTTTGAATATTAGTGGCACGGGCACAGGGTAAAGGTTTTTATTGGCGTCCCAAGCCCCGAAGTACAGGCCCGCTATTACTGGTCGCTCTTTGTCGTGTGCAGTGTTGATGAGTTGGTCGAATGCTTGCAACGACAGTTGTTCGTCAGCGTCGATCAGCAAAAGCCAATCGGAGTTGGTGTCGTCGAGAAAAGACTTAACTACTCGGTTGCGTAGCTTGCTAAGCAGACCCGAGCCTTTGGTACGCACAAACGGACCAAGCCTAGAAGACCGCGATTGTGCAAGTTGAATCATGCGAAAGGCGAAATCGCCGTTCACCATGCCAGGGTCACAGACCCCGATAGATATTTTGTGGCTTGCTTTCATACTCTCCCCCTAAGAGGTGCAAGGCAAATGAGTCGGGGGAGTCCCACTTGCCTTGCACTTGTACTTTAGTGCCGTACCTTCAGACTAGAAGGTCGGTGCTGTTAAGCCTGTTCCTGAGATAATGGAAGCGGCTAATGGATAACGCTCTGCGGTGAACGCTGCGTATCCGTAAACTACGGTCTTGATAGTCAAGTTGCCTGGGGCAGTTGCATCAAAGCGTAGTGCGAACGGTGTACCTGGTTGCTCCCATAGGTGCATTTCACGGCTGTCAACCAAGTAGATTTCGTCTTGGTTTGTGCCTGTGCCGTAGGTTGTGCCTACGCTTGCATCTGTGATGATTGGAAGTCCAAGCAATTGATAGCCTGTGTTTGCGTACTGTGCAGCACCAGCTCCAGTTGCAACGGCATTCATTACGCCGTTTGCTGAAGGAACTACCAATGGACGATTTGAACTGTCAACGCCTGCTAGCAAGAATGCTAGACGACGTGGGTGCATAATCCAGTGTGTTGGTGTTGTGAAAACGTTGCTTTGTACTTTCTGCAACGCATCAGCAAGCTTTGGGTAAAGGAGCGCAACAGTTGGTGCAGTTGATGTGAAAGTAACTGCGTTACCGCCTGAGTTGCGAATGCCCTTCATTGTTCCTGAAGTGCCAGCTCCGTTTAGAATCTGGTCATCAAGAGTTGTGTGCCATGAACGAACTAGATCTGCTACGACGAAAGTGTCGATGCCAGTTCCGCGCTCGATTGCTTGGCGGCTGAGGTCCTGTTGTCCAGCGATTGTACGCACGTCAACAGTTAACAGTGTGTCATCAACGTCAGTCTCACTGACAGCTGCATTTTCAGTTGCCTGAATCGCAGTTGAAGACCCTGTGGTCATACGAGATATTTCCAACTTCATACCAGCTGTTGGCAAGGTCATCTTGTTGGTTGCGAAATCTGCAGTCGGTCTGCCGCTTCGAGCTAATGGTGCGGCTAGTTCGATGAGATATTGAGGGACCACTAAGCCAGCGAAAGCTGAAGTGCCGACATCGCGGCGCTCGATTGCTTCCTCTTTCATGTGGCGAGCAAGGCGCTCAGATGCTGCGAAATCGTTGCGTACTTGTGCATTGAATGCGTCGCGTACGAATGAGTTCTCAGAACCTTGTGAATAGGTGCGTGCTTCTGACACGACCTTGATGCTTGTAGATGCTGGTGTTGCAGCTGCTGCAACTGAAGCGCGGGCCTCTGAGGCCTTTGCATCAGCGTCGGCTTGTGCCTTCAGCTTTTCGATCTTTGTATCGAGTGAACGTGACTCTTCGACGAGAGCGTCAACCTTCTCGGTCTCCTCTGCAGTAAGGTCGGTGCGGTTCTCTTCAGCAACTGCTTCAAGAACTGCGTCCATTTCTGCCTTAACTGCA